TGAGCTTGTTTAATATCTTCACTGGAGTTTGGCATTCCACCAACTTCCTTCTCAGTTACAGATAATTTATTCCATATCTTATCCGGTCTGTTCATACTAAAACCTCTATAACCTCTTCTACGTAAATAGTACAATAGACGGGGTTTATTGTTCTCAGCGAGTATTGGCATCCCATAGAATACAAGTGCCATTAGAACGTCCTCAAAGAAGATCTCGGCAGTCTGAGGTCTAGCGATATATTCTAAGAAGAATGTATTAGCTGGAGCATCTTCCATACTGAACTTCGTGAGTCCATGCAAAGCTCCTTTAGAACCTTTCTCGTCAACAGTACCACTTATGTCATAACTATCACAACCAAACGCTCCCATATGCTCATTGCCTGGCCACTTAACCCCGTTCTTTATTATAACATTGTTCTGCATTCTCTGCCCTGGAACCCAACTAACTTTAAATCTACCTTTAGGATCTGGGTTAAAGGTTACTTTAGTGTCTTTAACTCCATTCTCCCATTGAAAATTACCAGTGGTTAGAACCGAAGCATTCCTATTACCTTCATTGTAATCTATCTGTTCGTATATCTTAACCAGGTTGAATAAAGAGTTTTTAGTCTCGTCCCTGAATGCATGTTCTTCTGTCCTAGGGAATTGTCTATAGAATTCGTTTAAACCATCTTGATCCTCTCTTAAGCCATCGACTTCATTTTCCCAGTAATCTACAACCCCAGTCTCTATTAATTCACCGGTTGGTCCGTGGACATCATGGTCCGGACTGTCAAAGACTGGAATTCCGAACTCATCAATAAATCCCTCATAGTTCCATTCCATTGGCACAAACAAAGAATATAAACCAGATTTAGTCTGCCCGTTTTTATTCCTTTTACCTGCTTGTGAGTCTTCATATAGTTTCTTGAAATTAGTACCACCCTTATCCAGAGCGTTACTAGTGGAACCCATCATACACTTACCAATGATTCTACTACCTAACCTAAGACATGTTTTCGTAACTCGCCAATTATTAAGTATATTATCTGGTCTCTCCCATTTACCACTTTCGTCGTGGACTAATAAAGAGAGTTTTTCACCATCATAGCTGTTATCCCCAGTGTTCTTCCAGTCAATAGTAGTATCAAGACCTTCCATGTCGTCTTCAGCCTCATTTTCTTTCATCTTCCTCCTGGTAAACTTCTTAGCCGGTATACGGTAAGCTAGCTCACTCTTAGGTCGATCCATACCATCTTGTATAGGTTTAAAGAAGAATGGGTAATTGATACTTATGGGTACTATTTTATCAGTAAACATCTTCTTAGCATCTCCACCACTCTTGGATAAGACTCCAAATCTACTATCACTTGCTAATGTAGCTAAATTAACGGTTTCAGCCGAACTCATAAAAGAAAAACCTGAACGTCTATTTTTTAGATAACACATTCCGTAGCATCTTTTGTCAGCTTTACAAGCCTCCCAAAACAAAAAGAAAAGCCTATTAGCTTCACGAAAGTCTGGAGCACCAATGTCTATCTTGCTCCACTGTAGATACATATAGTAACTACCTGTTAGGTACGTTGGTTTACCATTATTCATAAACCAAAAACCTTCTTCCCTCCTCTTGAACTCTTCGTCGATGTACTTGTAATGTATCTCCTTAAATTCGTTAGGTTGGTTGTCCCAGTCGAACCTAGTCTTTATATTCTTAAAGGCAGGGTTTGGAGCGAACTGTTTCCACTTCTGTTTGTTAGGATCTTTAGAACAAGAGAATACATCCTTAGGTACTTTTGGTAGGGCGATTTTTAATTCTTGTATTTCAATCACTTCACCCACCTGTCCACTCTTAGAGACAATAACAACATCATTGTCCTTGTTGTAACCATACCCCCATTTCTTAGCTTTATTCAACCTATCTACAGTTGTCAATCTTATAGGTTCTACTAGATTGTATAGTGATTGCTCGTACATTACTTCTTCCTTCCTTCTGCAAACCCCTGGAATTTAGGTTTGTTTGCGTTGTTTTTAGATCTGTCTAAATCATCCAAGACCCTCTCCTCTTCCTCTATCCTGTTAAGTATTTCAAAAGCATCAAATATAGCCAACTTCTTAGTTGCCGCAGCATTCTTTAATTTGTCAGCAGTTAAATCATCATCAGAATCAACTATAGGTTCTTTAGCTACTTTAATTAATTCATCAACGGCTATATGCCCAGCTTGGATTATACTCTTCTTCGTTTCCTTTATAGTCATATTTAATAGTAATAAATTTAGTCATAACCCTATACAGCCTTTTACCACCAATAATAAACTCATACATTGAAACTGGGGTAAAACCCACTAATTCACCTTCGTTACACGAACCGTCAGTGTACTTAACGATACCCATTAACGGCTCTTCAGAGTCCTCCACTAGCTTGTCTGTGGATTTTATTGGCTGTACAAAACAGTAACCGTCTGTAGCACTCCACTCCGAAGCATCCTTAGGTTTGTGTAGGAATATTTGGTCCTCATTTATAGCAAACTCATCGTCGCTGATATACGATCTACTATTCTTTTCTATACCTTTTACGTTGTGCCACCTTCTAAAAACGTTGTGGTGAACTATTAGTTTATCACCCTCCTTGATTTTAGTATCTATAGCTATTGGCGTTTTTAACACTACAGCTTCTCTATTAACGTACTGGTGGTTGAATATCTCAGTATTCATTATAAGATCTTTATCACCAACTTTTATAGAGTTCTTGTATCTATCCCCATCAGGTGATACTATAAAGTCAAATAAACTCCTCATTAGTAACTCAAATCATATTCTACAGATATAGCCATATTCTTGTTAAAGTCTTTCCAAGGTATAACTACATCTTTCTTCCTTATGTATATAGAGTACTTAGTATCCTCCTCTAGTATATCGCATATCGTATGGCCACCATAGACTTCTTGCCCTACAGCATAATGCATAGCATCATTCTTATAGTCTTTGCCTATAGTGATCTTTCTAATTATGTGGCTCTGCATTTTCTGGATAGTTAATTGTACCGTCTTGAAGGTCTATGTCAAATGTACCATACTCTTTACTGAAAGTATTCTGCAAGTCTGCTATCTTAGCTTGCAAGTTCACTTGCTGATGAATCAACTCGTGCTTTTGAGCTTCTAAAGCTCCAACTCTAAATTGAATAGCATTATTGTTGTTAACAACTGATTGTAAGTCCTTCAATTGCTCTTCAGTAATCTTCTCTGCTTTAGGTTTTAAATCAACCATTTCTTTCACTTTACCCATCTTAATTTAACTTTACTATTTGTTTTTTGTTTTCTCTAAAGACCTACCACCGAAGTAAGCCCCAATCACTGTTATTAAAACTAGTTGTAATAAATCCGTCCACTTTGGTTCTACGTTGAAAATAATAGTACCAGCGTCGATGAATATCATTAAAACAGTTGATACCACTAAAAATACAAGGACTAATGGTCTTACGTTTTTCGATAACCAAGAGTCTGATTTCATATCAGATTCCCATCTACCAGTAACTTGTCTTTGAACTTCCAATTCATGCTTGGATATAAGTTCTTTTATTCTACGGCTTGCCTCTAACTTTTCTTCTTTAGTTGTAGTTAAGTTATCTAAAACCCCACCTACACCTTTTATTAGTTCTGTAGTTCCAGACGAGAATATTTGTTGCAACAATCCCATGAGTTCTTATATTTATTAGTACTATCTATCTTTATCTTTAACCATATCATCTATAGCCTTATTCATAACTTTATCCGTATACGATTTGTTATTGTAGTATACACACCTAACTGTAACAGGTATATCCTCTTCACCTAACAATATCCTATAAACCCTACTTATTAAGTGGTCAAACTTAAATGAGGTTTTAAATACTGTATACTTCATGGTGGTTCTATTTCTCTGTCTCCAGACATCTATCCAACCTGCTTTCCTCAACCTCTCCCACCTGTGCTTATCCCAAGTGTAAGCATATACTCCATTTATGAAATCGTCTCTGGTAAATCTGTTGAGGCAGTTTAAATATATAAGCAACTCTAAATCAGCTTCTTTTATATCGTTCTGCTTGCACGCCCATTTCCGAACCAATCTATAGTACTTTAGGAAATGAGAGTCTTTTAAGTCTTTAGCTGTTAACCTACTCATTACTCTACCAAGACAACATCCCTAAGCTTTATAACCCTGTACAAATGATCGTCATAAGCTATATCATGCCCAGCGTGCATGTCATACATAACAATGGTATCCTCTTTAATTATATCAGCCAAGTTACCGACTGATATTACTTTAGCTTTCTTATACCTATTATCTGAGTCTGTATCGTCAGTCAGTATTAAGCCACT